AGTTAACGTGGTATCTGTCAACGTAGCGTGTTTTGTATACAGCTTAGATAATTGTTCACGTTCCCTCATTTTAATACCCCGCGACAATATCTAAGATTTCTGGTTCATCAAAGTCCCAATCACCAATACCATAAGGTACTTGAGCAAGCTGATCTACGTAACTAAGAGAATCAATAAGATCGTCATGTGTTAACGCATCTGGAAACTGGTAAAGCTGATCTAAAAACCTAGCGTTCCATTCGCCTTTATTTAAAGTTATCATACCGTTTTCAAAACGTCCTTGTAATGCCCACATAATTCTATCAGTCTTTTTCTTGTTACCGTGAGTCAGTGTTTGTATGGGGAAGAATTTGCTGTGTCTTCTTTGGAGATCCATGAGGGGTGAAGTGACGGCCTGTTTAGCAATTCCGCGTTCGATACCAACAGAAATAGGGTTGTAATCTTTAACAGCTTTAAATATTTTGTTGGCCGTTTCATTTAAATCCCAGCGTCCGTATATGATATTATCAACAAACCAATGGCCGTTGTCGCTTACTTTAACAACTGATATTGCCGTGTCATCTAGTCTTGAGTTCTTACTTCTTGCTTTTCCTACTTCTTCAAAACCAGCTAGGTCAATAGCAATGTAGTAATCTCCTGCGTCTTCAGAGTCTTTTTTACCGAACTGAACCCACTCTTCCTTAAACATCTCAGAGCCTTTAGACTCGAATGACGCCATAAACTCTTGACGAAACGCATAAGACGACATGGATCGTTTAGCTGCGTTTATTTCTGATTCTTTTAGAAACGGATTGTCGTAGCTAGTAAAGTGCCACGATTTCCACTCTGCATCTTTGGATATTTCAGAGTACTTGTACAAATCGTAAAAATGGTTACGACCCTTTGGAGTGCCTATAAAGATAGCAGGGGCTTCTTTGTCTGCACAAGCTGGCCTTAGAATTTCTTCCCAGACTTCAGCTTTGATGTCAGCGTATTCGTCTAGCACTAGGTAGTTAAGAGAAACACCACGCATAGTATCTGGACGGTCAGCGCCACGTAAACCTATCGTTTGTCCGTTAATTAACTCGATGTCAAGGTTATTTATGTGTGCCTTTTTAATAACACTATGCCCTAGTTCGAGCAACGTGCGCCACATAATCTGTCTTGCTTGCCCTTGTGTGGGCGCTACGTAAAACGTCCACGATCTAGGGTCATCACTTTGTAGAGCGTTTATTAATAAACTCCAAGCGGCCAAGTAAGACTTACCACAACGACGGCCAGCAGCCACCACTTTAAAGCGTGTAGGGTCATTGAACACCTCCTGCTGCCAGTCTGTAAACTGTACGTCTAAATCCAAGTTACGCCCTTCATATAGCGTTTACAAAAGTATTTGCTAAATTAGCAAGTTTAGCTTTGTAGTTGCCTTTGTCAAAACGTGCGTTCCACATTGTTTCTTTTGCAAGTATATCTTCAGACTTTCCTGCCCAGTGGTACTTAATCCAAGCGTCTTTAGGCGATACAGTCCCTTTAGCTATTTTAGTAAGAGGAGTTCGTGGATGTTTACTGTGATGTATAAAAAACAAAATGTCTTGTGTTTGTTCAGAAAGCTTAGAAAAATCTGGGTCTTTTTTTTCTAATTCTTGTCTATCTGATTTAGGAATATCTAAAGCTCCGTTTTCTTTTTCCCATGCGTTAAAACGATTACGTGCTGTTACTGCTGTACCTGATCCGGCTGTGCTTTCAAATTGGTATTTACCGCGTCCAATGCCTTTTTCTTTGTTATTTTGCGTGCTATCAGGAATGTTTTTAGATTCTATTTCTCCAACTTTATTTGCCCAGTCTGCTAGACGAGAAAGGTCTTTTTTTTCTAAGTTGCGCTTTTTAGCTTCTGTTTGTAAAACGTACCCTAGTCCTTTTTTAACCTTAACAGCGTCCGTGTACACCTCATCAACGTAGTTAAGCAACGGGTTTTTTATTGTTTCTGGAATGTCTTTTGACGTCGCTGGACGCTTAATTGTTTCTGGAATGTCTTTTGACGGCGTTGGACGCTTAATTGTTTCTGGAATGTCTTTTGACGTCGCTGGACGGACTTCTTTAAGAGGAGGCGTCAGCATTCCTCCTTTGTTTTTTAAACGTATTTCTTCTTCATCGTTGCGACGAAAATAATCAATGACCTCTTGTTTTTGTTTAGGTGTCATTGTTTTCATACGTTCTACTATTTGAGGAGGTAATTCACGCATCTTTAATTATTTCTCCATCTATAACGTCGCCACCACTAATGTTAGCGGAATTAACACCAGTAATGTTGATTTGTATAGCGTTGCGTCCTCCGCTTTGCATTACTTCCTTTTCAAAAGCTCCTACAGGCAGTATACGGTCCATTACTAGTTTCCAGGCGGATGACTGGTTTTTATGGTCGTCATCCAATGCTGCGTTAAAGATGGACTCTAATACTTTAGCTGACTTAGGACTGGCTAACATCCTAGCCTTGTACTCATTTATGATCGCTGCGTCGCCTTTTGGTCGGCCACGAACACCCCTGTTTCCTTTTTTAACAGCCGCCAATGCAGTCTTTTTCGGACGGCCACGGCCACGAATAGATTCTTCTGACACTATAACATCCTCATATAGAACTATATAGAAACTTGACCGTGCCTTGACAACATAAAGGACCATGACCATCGACATTAACGTTATATTTTATATATTTTATCCTTAATGCTTTTATGTTGTCATGGTGTTGTCAAGCATTAGCGGCGCGGTCAAGTTTCTCTTTAGTTAAATGCTTATCTATACAGTATATTATATCATACTTTTCAGTATTTGTCAAGAACTATTTAGCTATTTGTAAACTATTACCAGTATCAACACTTCACCTTTTTTGTTATCATTAGCAGCGCAGTAAGTCTTTGATCTATTTAGACTATTTAGTTGCAATATGCAATGCTATTTAGGTTCTATTTTGCCTCTTTTTTGTGGCTGTGCAGGTACAATAATAATCTACAGCAACATCGACCCTCCCCCGTCCCTAAATAGTAACACGAATCATTCTCATTAGCGTTATTGTTAGCAACAGACTACGCAGATGCGAATGAGAATCATTATCGTTTAGCCAGGTGCGAATGAGAATCATTATCATTACTATTTAGATCTGCATTATCAGAGCGTGTGAGTCTGTGCTGGTACTGTACAGCCATACAGTACTGTACAGCCACACAATACTGTACATCCATACATGTAGTGATTCTATACAGGTTTGCATTGTTGGCATGGTTCGTGCTAGGCGCGTTGCAGATTCTAAATGGTTATAAGAATCCAGGCTGTTATGACAAAGTAGTCTTTGACATTCTCGTTTGCTTCGCTCAATATGAACGCAGCTAATCACTAACCATTGGAGCTTGACATGGAAGACGCAAAAGTTTACTTAGCAGAGAGGACACCTGAAGGGTATGTTATACAGTCCGAGCGGGCAGCATCGATAGCTGACTTCAGGCTAACGATGAAGGAACTGGGCACGGTTTACAATTCCGCGCTTGGTATTTGGGAATCAAATGACGGCCATGATTACTGGCCGGAGGAGCAATCATGAAATATACATTCGAGCCGGAAGTAGTTTATGAGGCAGACAATGGTGAGACTGGCGTTTTGGCGCAGGTTGTTACGACCAGCAATATTCGCTGGAAGTTCAAGGTTGTCGTTCACGATGTCGATGAAGGCGAAATTGTGGGCACCAAGTCTTTCGAACACCGGGACGATGCGGAAGCTTACGCCGATAGCTGTACCTTCGACTAACCACACTGATGAGCCTGTGAGACTCAGGCGAAACGCCCCCACGGGGTGTCTGTGGAAGCCACCACTAATAAACACGAGGGTTAAACCATGCTTAAACTTTCTAAAGCTTCAAAGATGCCGTGCCGTTCGTGGTCGCTGCAAGCGCTAGACACTTGTCCAGGTTCGCGAGATAAAAGCGGAGAACTTGTTCCGGCTTGTTCGGGATGTTATGCAACGGACGGTAATTATCGTTTTAAGAACGTTAAAGCGCCGCGCCTACACAATCGCGAGGATTGGAAACGCTCGGATTGGGTTGATGATATGGTCGCTGAATTAGACAATGATCGGCATTTTCGGTGGTTTGATAGCGGCGACGTTTACGATGTCAGGTTAGCTAAAAAGATTTTTGAAGTATGCGAGCGCACGCCTTGGGTTAGTCATTGGATACCTACGCGCATGCACAAATTCGCAAAGTTCAAGCCTGTACTTTCCGAGCTTGAAGCATTACCGAACGTGGTGGTTCGCTTGTCTAGCGACTCAATAACGGGAGAGACTATAAGAGGCGCGACTACTTCGACAATTACAACGCTTGACAATGTGCCAGAAAATGCGCAAATATGTGAAGCATACACGCGAGAAGGCAAGTGCAAAGCGTGCCGCGCTTGCTGGGATAAAACCGTGCAAGTGATAGCCTACATTGGACACGGTCGCTCAATGTTGAAACAGCAACGGAACGCTGACATAATTGCGGCAGCATAACTTTAAAGGAGTTTTAATTATGGAAAGGGTAACCGAGGAATTTATAACGAGTATGGTGTGGGCATTCCATGAGGTTCTAGACAAAGAGCTCGAAGTTAAGCCGCACAATTACAAACACCCATTGCGCACAGTTGTAATAAATAAGAGGATGAAACGCGCATTAGGGCGCGCAAACATTAGAGGGCGTCTTGAGATAGCCGGTTTTTTTGTTGGGCTGGAAAAGACAGAAGACAACCTTGACCAATTATTTGACACTATCATGCATGAATTGGCGCACCTTTATGTAGGCATTCAAGAAGGGCATAACAAAAAATGGCAGCGCATGGCGCTTTACATGGGCGCCAGGCCTGAAAGAGCGGCGAGGGCCAACGATGACATACAAAGAGCAACGCAGCCGCCATGGCTATTGGTAGCTACGCTATCGTCGGGCAAAATAGTAAAATGCAAAACAGCGTACAAAAGGACGTTTAAGTATTTGGAACGTCCAAGCGCCTATAGTATAAGCGGCGAAACGGTTCAAAGTTTCCAATGGATTAGACTATCAAAGGCGGCGTGAACGTGCCGTGCTTGCTGGGATAAAGCCGTCAAGGTGGTCGCGTACATTGGACACGGTCGTTCAATGTTGAAACAGCAACGGAACTCTGACATAATCGCAGCGGCATAACTTTTTTAAGGAGGGAGTGTTACTTATGGAAAAATTGGAGCGCGAACAATGATAATTTATTTTTGTTTTTTTGTGGTAGGGTTTACATGTAAAATGTTATGGGATGATCACAAAGCGCTGGTGCGCCAGTATAGGGAGAGTAAAAATGTCTAAATGGCAATTAGAAGAAGTAACAGGGGTTTACCCTAGTACGCCGTACGTTGGCACGTTTTCGGGCAGCTTGACCTCGGCTAAAGCATTAGTGACCAAAAAGCAAAGGTATTTGGGAACGTGGTTAAGCGTTACAAACTCAGAAACGGGCGAGGTACACGTTAAGAAAAAAGATAAATGGGAGCTTTACCAATGAAAAAAACAATACTGTTTTTGTTTAACTCGTCCAAATACGCACCTGAACCCGCGCTTTTCCCTTTGGCTCATGGGCTACCCAATCGAGTGGGCACACTGCGCGGAGCGGGTAACGCCATCGTCCCACAGGTCGCGGCAGAAATCATAAAGGCATACATGGGCTAACAAGGAGTCAATATGATTGACGCACAGGAATTCACAGTATACACTACGTTTCTAGTGGTAATGATTATTTGGATTGAAATTAAGGGGATAGACTAATGAGTACAGATAAGAACAAGGTAGGGACGCTATTGGTGCGTGCCTTGAAAGAAAAAGAGATCGACGACCGCAGCGCGTCAGAAATCTTTGCGGAGATGTCGGCGCTAGTCGCTGACTTTCTGGACAGCACCGACAACTTGATTAAAAAGGAGCCAGGATGCCAACGCTGATAGAAAGCTTAGTTATGTTAGTTATAGGTGGTTTGATTTGCTATGAACTTTATTTATGGATGGAGGGCGACGAATGAAAGGTGTTTTTGAGTATGAGGGTGACGACATGGAGTATTTCGTCGAATGGGACATGGACGATGGGGTGATGTTCTGTGACGTTTTCATAGTAGCAAACGGAAAGGTCAACGTTAACTATAATCTCTATCCAGCGATTACTGAGCGCATTTACTCGACGGCGCACGACTACTACTGGGAGCGCCAATGAACCAGTTAGAAACGTATCATAAACTGTGCGGTGTAATAGTCGCGCTCATTCACCTTCGTGATAGCAACACGGACAACCCTGGTGTAGCGTTAGCGTATGACAACGCATGCATTATGATTGACGACATCGCTGACACGCTGTACCAAACAGGCATAGAGCAGGATGAGAAAGCTTGACACCAATCCAAATACATGCTAAAATATTACTATAGAGTAAACTTTAAAGACAAACATTATAATAAACTTATTATAGTTTTATCTTTAAAGACTCTTTAAAGAGGTTGTTATGAAAGCAAAGACGCATCAAAGCTGCCCCGACTGTGGGCATCACAAATGTTTAATTATTAACGCGGATGGTTCATCGTACTGCTTCTCGTGTGGTGAGCGCGGCACAGCGCAGGGCGGTGTCAGTTACGCGCACCGTCCAGAATCAAAGAAGCAATTTAACGCCAAGATACTGACAGGAAAATACAGCGCCATCATTGACCGACGCATACAGCGAGACACCGCAGAAAAGTACAGTGCTATAGTCGATGGTGATCGTGTATTGTTCGGGTATTACGATGAAGGTAACGAACCCGTGGCCGCGAAGGTTCGCTACCCTGACAAACGTTTCGTTACGGAGGGTGACTGGACCAAAGGTGGGTTGTTCGGTCAGCAATTGTTCAGCGCAGGTGGACGTTACATAACCATAACAGAGGGTGAGTACGACTGCATGGCTGCGTTTCAGATGTTCGGAAACAAGTATCCTGTCGTTAGTGTGCGCAACGGCGCTCAGTCTGCCATTAAGGATTGTCGTAATCAGTTTGAATACCTAAACAGTTTTGAGAATGTTGTCATTTGCTTTGACAGTGACGAGCCTGGACAGAAGGCTGCGAAGGATGTCGCAGAATTATTCGGAAACAAGGCTAAGATAATGAAGATGTCAGACGGCAAGGATGCCAACGAGTACCTGCTCAACGCCAAGGCTAATGTGTTTGTAAAGCAGTGGTGGGAGGCAGAAACGTTTACGCCTGACGGTATCGTGCGACCGAGCGAGTTACTTGCTGCTATCAAGGTGCCGCTGCGTAGAGGTACGACTTCCTACCCATTCCGCCAACTTGATAACATGTTATACGGAATCCGCCCGGCTGAACTGGTGACGTTGTGTGCTGGCTCTGGGCTGGGCAAGTCAACCATCCTTAGAGAGCTTGTCGTAGCCATGCTGAAACAAGACAAGGATGGGTGCATGGGTCTTATGTTCCTAGAAGAAACGCCTGAGAGGACGTTACGGGGGCTTGTAGGGTTAGAAATGAACAAGCCTATACACTTACCTGACTGCGAGTACTCACCGGAGGAGGTTGACAGGGTGTACCGCGCCACTAACTACGAGAACAGAGTATTCTTTTGGGATGCTTTCGGCAGCAACGAAATCGAACGTGTGCTGGGACGGATGCGGTACATGGTGAAGGGCCTGGGTTGTCAGTTTATTGTACTTGATCACCTGTCTATACTGGTTTCCGACCAGCAGAACGGGGATGAACGCAAGGCGATTGACATGATTATGACCAAACTACGCATGTTCGTACAGGAGATGCGGATCACCCTACTGTTAGTGTCGCACCTGAAGCGTCCAGACGGTAAGTCTTTGGAGGATGGTGCGGCGACAAGTCTCGGCATGTTACGAGGCAGCGCAGCTATCGCACAACTATCGGATGCAGTGATAGGTGCAGAGCGTAACAGTCAAGCAGAGGATGCAGAAGAACGTAACACTACCAAGCTGCGTGTACTGAAGAACAGGTTCAGCGGGAAGACAGGGCCAGCAGGAAGGCTAGTCTACAACGAGGACACCGGACGCTTAACAGAAGAGGAGAATGCATTGTGAGATGTAAAGCGTGCAACGTAGAACTGTCAGGTTACGAAGCAACCCTGCGCTGTGCCAATACAGATGCTTTCATTGACCTGTGCATGACATGCTTGACAGCAGGTGGTGATGTTAACTATAGTGATCGTGCTGATCTTAGATCACTCGCTGACTTACCAGAACTTAATAGCTTGTTCGATGACTTGGAGCATTACGATGAGTAACATGGGTCGCTGGATAATTAAACAGGAAGAAGACAATGAAATACGCCGTGCTGGATATAGAAACGACATTGGACTGGAAGAAGATACACCTAGCAGGAGTGTATCTACCCGACTCTGGGAAGAATATTGCGTGTTACAACGCTACACAACTAAAGGAAGCCTTGATCGGTGTATCCACGGTGATCGGCCACAACCTGATTGGCTTCGATCTGCCTAGACTTGAAGAAGTCTGGGGTTTTTCTTGGACGGGTGACATCAAGGATACGCTAGTACTCGGTCGTTTGCTTGATCCGTCCATCGATGGTGGACACTCACTGAAGCAGTGGGCTATGCGTACCGGCGAAGAACTCAAGCAAGAGTTTTCAATCGAGGCGTTTGACGGTCCGCTAACGGATGAGATGGTTGAGTATTGTTTGACAGACTGCCGCGCAACATGGAATGTCTATCGACATATAGTGCAACGCCTTAAAAAGCTAGACTTCAGTGAGCAGTGTCAGCAGCTAGAGCATGACGTAGTCGCGATCATTTCAGAGCAGATCAGAAACGGCTTTGCGTTTGACTTTGACCTGGCGTGTACGTTACATGCTCAACACGAACAGCGCATGAACGCTATCGAATCTGAACTGCAAGAAGTATTCCCGCCCATCGTTGAAGAGCGTTGGTCTGAGAAGACAGGCAAGCAGTTAAAGAATAAGGTAACAGTGTTCAATCCCGGTTCTAGACAGCAGGTAGCAGAGCGTTTGGATGTTGTATGGAGTGAGCTAACACCATCAGGTAAACCAAAGGTGGATGAAAGCACACTAAAGCCACTGCAACACATACCAGAAGCTGCGCTGGTGCTGGAGTATTTAACAATCAGTAAGCGTATCGGTATGCTCAAGTCGTGGATTGATTCCGCTAAAGGAAAACGCATACACGGTTACGTCAATACGTGCGGCGCTGTTACTGGGCGCATGACACACAGCAAACCAAACATGGCGCAGATACCATCTGAGTCTAAATATCGTGAATGTTTCACAGTCGAGGAGGGTAACGTGCTAGTCGGTGCTGATGCTTCAGGTCTGGAGCTACGCTGCCTTGCACACTACATGAAAGATGAAGAATACATCAAAGAATTACTTGAAGGAGATGTACACACAGCAACGCAACAGGCTGCTGGACTTACAACAAGAGCTGATGCTAAACGTTTTACCTATGCTTTATTGTATGGAGCAGGAAACGCAAAGCTTGGATCTATCATCGGAGGAACTACTAAAAATGGCAAGCGAGCTAGAGATAGATACCTACGAAACATGCCAGCTTTTGGGAGGCTGGTCAGAAAGATTGAGTCTCTTGCTTCAACAGGCCGCGTACCCGGAGTTGATGGCAGACAAGTATGGATCAGACATCAACATGCTGCACTGAACACACTGTTACAATCGTGTGGTGCTATCATTATGAAACAGGCGTTAGTCATAGCTAAGGACAGATTATGTAACGTGCCTCACAAGTTTGTTGCTAACGTGCATGATGAGTTCCAGGTTGAGACTACGCCAGAACACGCAGAAGCCGTAGGGAGGGAGTTAGTAAACGCAATCATCGAAGCAGGTGAAGTACTGAATCTGCGCTGTCCGTTGGACGGTGCGTATAAAATTGGTAAAACTTGGGCAGAAACGCATTGAGTATTATCAATATCCGTGGTATAATATTATGGTAGTAAACAAAAAGGAGAAAGTTATGACTGATAAACCACAACCGATCACACTCAAGGGAACTCTGTACTGGGTTGAACGTCACAAGCTGAACAAGTTTAGCGACAAGTATCAGATTGTACTGGGCAACCTCAGTGACAAAGCCGTTGAAGCGTTGGATAACATGGGCATTGCTGCTGCTAACAAAGGCGATGAGAAGGATTCGTTCATCACCATGAAGAGCAACAACCCAATGCGTGTTACAGACGCTGACGGCAACGAGTTCGACTCAGACGTTATGATCGCCAATGGCAGTGAAGCTGTCTGTGTTGTCGGTTACTACGACTGGTCTGTCGGTACAGGACGCAGCCCTAGCATGATCAAGTGCAAGGTAACGAAGCTGATCGAATACGTTGACGACCCCGTTGATGAGGCTGCTGCCTTGTGATCTTGATTGATGGGGACATAGTAGCATACCGCTGCGCTTACAAGTCTAAAGATGATCGTGCAGAATATGCAGCATACAGCGTAGGCTCCTACCTGTCCGATCTTATCAGCGACCTGTATATCCTCATCGAAGACGAGCCTGAGTACCGTGTGTTCCTCACGGGAAAGGGCAATTTTCGACACGAGTACGCAGTCACTGCTGGCTATAAGGAAAACAGAAAGGACAAGGAGAAACCCGAACACCTTGCTGTTATCCGTCAGTATCTTATTGATGAATGGGAAGCCGTTGTTAGTGACGAGGAAGAGGCAGACGACTTGATTGCCATTGCCGCCACCCAACAGCCAAGCATCATCGTCAGCATCGACAAGGACTTTAATCAAGTTCCTGGCAAACACTTCAACCCTAACACTGGCAAGCTATACAATGTCAGCGAAGAGGATGCTGTCAAGTTCCTGTATGAACAAATCCTTACGGGCGACCGCGCAGATAACATCATGGGAATCAAGGGCGTTGGTCCAGTCAAGGCTAAGAAAGCATTAGCAGACTGTGTTACAGAACGTCAGATGTACGATGTGTGTGTTGAAATGTACGGCGGTGACGAACGTGTCATTGAAAACGGTAGGCTTCTGTACCTGCGCCGCAAAGAGGGAGAGATCTGGAATGCGCCGAACGCTGAGTAACGTGCCAAAGGGCTTTGACTCGTGGCTTGAGTGGGATCTGGCGCAAGTGCTGGTCAATTGTGACTATCACCCCTGTGCCATTTCTTACGTCCAATATAAAAACTATTACCCTGACTTCACATATAAGCAAGGTGATATAACGTATTACATAGAAGCCAAAGGGAGGTTCCGTGACAAACCAGAGGCGCGTAAGTATGTCGATGTCAAGAAAGCTCTCAAGCCAGAGGAGGAATTGGTATTTGTCTTCCAAAACCCAGACAACAGAATGCCAGACGCAAAGCGAAGGAAAGACGGCAGCTTTTACTGCATGTCAAACTGGGCAGAGCGACACGACTTCAAGTGGTACACCCCTAAAACCATGCCAGAGGAGTGGAGACAATGACACGCCATCTAGTAATACCTGATACACAATGTAAACCGGGAGAGTCACATGAGCATCTGCGCTGGGCTGCGCGTTACGCTGTTGCAGCAAAGCCTGATGTGATTATACATTTGGGCGATCACTGGGATATGCCTAGCCTTTCTTCGTATGATGTAGGTAAGAAGTCGTTTGAAGGACGGCGTTACGCTTCTGATATTGAGGCGGGTAACCAAGCAATGACTGCGTTTATGAAAGTTATACGAGACGAACAGAAGCGCCTACGCAAACATAAGAAGCGCATCTGGAAACCAAGGTTCGTGTTTACACTGGGCAATCACGAACACCGTATTAACCGCGCAGTAGAGAACGATGCAAAACTTGAAGGACTGATGAGCTATGAAGATCTTAACCTCAAGGGCTGGGAAGTTTATCCGTTTCTTCAGCCAGTTATTATTGACGGTGTTGCTTATTGTCATTACTTTACTAGCGGGGTCATGGGTAGGCCAGTCAGCAATGCAAAGCTTCTACTCCAAAAGAAACACATGTCAGCCGTCATGGGACACGTTCAAGACAGAGACATTGCCTTCGACCGAGACGCATCAGGAAAGAGAATGACTGCGTTGTTTGCAGGTATCTACTATCAGCACAATGAAGAGTATTTGAATCCGCAGACAAACGGATCTTGGTCAGGACTCTGGATGTTTAATGAAGTAAAGGACGGTGCGTTTGACGAGATGCCTATAAGCATTGCGTATCTGCGGAGGCGGTATGCCTAGAACATTTGATGAAATGCTAGAACTTATCGGTAACAACATTGACGAGATTACGTTACTGGAAGTACTAGAAATAAACTCAGAGGATATTGTTATAGCTTTTGCTGATCGAATAAAGAATAATATGGAAAAATTTAACGGCTTGGAGGAAGATATCGATGACTTCTAAATTTGGTAATTCAATAGATGACGCTACGCCAGAAGAATGGGACGCAATAACTACTGCTTTTACGGTGCACCCATCTGATTTAGTTATTGAAGAGCCTGTAAAAGAAAAACAGTTCGATGCCGTCGCACGACCGGATCACTACAACACTGGTTCAATAGAGGCCATAGAAGCAATCAAAGCATCTATGCACCCGCAAGAGTTCAAGGGTTATCTCAAAGGTAACTGCATGAAGTATCTATGGCGGTACGAATACAAGGGCAAACCAGTTGAAGACCTCCGTAAATGTCGCTGGTATCTTGAGAAGCTGATCGAGGAGAACTTATGAAGAAACGAAAACTAGAAGATACCCTCAGAGCAGTATTTATCTGCCTAGACAATATAAATTATCTCATTAGTAAACAGAAATCAGGGGCATACGCAAGACATGTTTTGTTGGACGCCATCGAAGGAGAACTCAAAACAGGGGCATACGAAGACGCGGAAAAGCTTTTAATTAAGCTGGGGGAAGACCTATGCGATACTATGGATTAAACTTATACGGAGAACAAGCAGACTGCATGATAAAAACGAGGAATAAATAATGAAGGTCGTTGAAGGTAACTTCGGTAAGCCAACAGATAACGAGAGCAAAGCCTCTGAGATGTTTCAACTGTTAGCTGCTCACTGCGCAGAGGAAGAGGCAGAGGGTGCTGATATACAGGCTGTGGTGGTGACTTTTGTAGAGGGTGAAGCACTAGCTGTGGCCTCAACTGTTAACTACCCTGATGGCGCATACATGCTTCTCTCGATGGGGAAAGACAGCATCATGGAAAGTATACTAGGAGGAGGAGAATAGATGGACGCCTATCAACAATATATAGCGAAATCACGTTACGCACGATACCTACCAGAAGAGCAGCGGAGAGAGACATGGGAAGAGACGGTTAATAGATATGTGCAGTTCTGGATTGACCGTGGAGCTTTGAAGGGCGCAGACGTAGCTGTTGTCGCTGAGTCCATCACTAATCTGGAGGTCATGCCTTCAATGAGAGCGTTAATGACAGCGGGTTCAGCACTCAACCGGGATAACGTAGCTGGATTCAACTGTAGCTACTTACCTATTGACCACCCCAAAGCGTTTGATGAAATGATGTACGTGCTTATGTGCGGAACAGGCGTTGGCTTCAGCGTCGAACGCCAATACATTTCTAAATTACCAGAGATAGCGGAGCACTTCCATGAAACCGAAAGTGTTATACATGTCGCGGACAGTAAAATTGGATGGGCTAAAGCATACCGAGAGCTTATTGCCATGCTCTATTCGGGTCAAGTGCCAAAGTGGGATACAAGCGGAGTACGACCTGCTGGTGCCGCGCTCAGAACCTTTGGCGGCAGAGCGTCTGGCCCAGAACCTCTTGAAGATTTGTTCAAATTCACCGTTGAAGTCTTTCTCGCAGCTTATGGACGAAAGCTTAGTTCCATCGAATGTCACGATATATGCTGTAAGATTGCGCAGGTCGTCGTTGTTGGAGGAGTACGACGAAGCGCACTCATCAGTCTTAGTAACCTTACCGATGATCGAATCCGACGAGCTAAGACAGGACAGTGGTGGATAGACAACCCGCAGCGTGGCCTGGCTAACAACTCGGCGTGTTACACAGAGAAGCCTGATTTCGCTGCGTTTTTAAACGAGTGGAAGAGCCTGTACGAGTCTTTCTCAGGCGAACGCGGAATGTTTAGTCGTGTTGCTAGTCAGAAGCAAGCTGCAAAGAACGGTCGTCGCGATGCAGACTGGGACTTCGGCACTAACCCATGCAGTGAAATAATCTTACGTCCCTATCAGTTTTGTAATTTGTCTGAGGTTGTTGTTAGATCAGAAGATACGCTGAAGGATCTCAAGCGGAAAGTACGAGTTGCTGCGATCTTGGGAACGCTCCAAGCAACACTAACAGACTTCCGTTACTTGCGTAAGATCTGGAAACAAAACACAGAAGAGGAAGCTCTATTAGGCGTGTCTCTCACAGGGATTATGGATCACCCAGTTTTATCAGGAGCTAAAGATGAGAAGCAGCTTAAAAAATGGCTTACAGAAATGCGCGATGAGGCTATACAGACTAATAAAGAGTGGGCTAAAAAGCTTGGGATTAACCCTTCTACTGCTGTTACTGCTGTTAAGCCCAGTGGTACTGTCAGTCAGCTTGTTGATTCTGCTTCGGGAATACACCCTCGATTCGCAAAGCAATACATAAGACGAGTAAGAGGTTCTGCTGATGATCCTTTGTGCGGTGTCTTAGAAGCCGCTGGTGTGCCCGTAGAGAACGATGTGATGTCACCCAATACCAAAGTATTCAGCTTCGTTCAAAAGGCTCCAGAGGGCGCTGTGTGTACTTCTGAGGTGGGTGCTATGGAGCAGCTACGCCTGTGGAAGATCTATCAGGATCACTGGTGCGAACACAAGCCGAGCATCACCGTCTATTACAAGGACTCTGAGTTCATGGAAGTAGGGCAGTGGCTATATAATAATTTTGACGACGTATCGGGCATAAGCTTCCTGCCGTACTCTGAGCATACGTATCAACAGGCACCCTACGAGGAGATCGACAGGGCCACCTATGACAAGCTAGTGAAGGACATACCCACGGTTATAGACTGGGACATCATTGAACACGAAGATAAAACAGAAGGTTCTCAGACACTCGCCTGTGTAGGCAATTCGTGCGAAATATAACTAAGGAGTACGCTAATGTCGACAAATAAATATAGATTTGTATCGGTAGACGGCAAGGAGCAATTACTTCACAGGGCATTGTGGGAAGCTGCTAATGGCACTATACCAGAGGGTATGCAGATAGATCACATCAACGGAAACACTCTCGATAACCGCCTAGAAAATCTGCGAGTGGTTACGCATCAAGAGAATGCGCGGAACCAGAAGAGGCGCAACGACAATACGTCAGGAGTCACTGGAGTTTCTTGGAACAAGAAGAAGCAGAAGTGGGAGGCACGGATAACCGACAACGGCAAGTTGGTCTTTCTGGGCTTGCATGACGACTGGTTTGAGGCAGTATGCGCCAGAAAATCAGCAGAGAAGCGGCTGGGTTACCATGAGAACCACGGCAGGGTTATGCTGGAAACGAACAAAGACGACAGGGTTAGGCGTGGACAGCGCCACTTAAAGCAGCGCAATAACAAGTCAGGGGTTAACGGAGTCTGTTGGGATAAACAGAGCCAAAAGTGGCTTCCGCAAATAAGCGACAACGGCAAGAAAGTTTATCTTGGCCGTTATGCTAACTTGGCCGATGCGGTTAATGCTCGTAAGGCGGCGGAGGCGCAGCTAGGCTACGCCCCAGACCACGGAAAGCTTGTGCTATAATCAACTTGCTAGGGCTATACGTAGTAGCTGTAGCCTCCGAAACCCTCGCGCATCTTTTGTTCACGCTCTTGGATCTCTTCGTTACTTTTACTGGGGGTGGCACACGTTTGCATCCCCATTTCTGCCATCTTAATAGACCGCTGCTTTTCTTTATCTGACTTCATGTAGTGATCCATTGACATGTATTCTGTTTGGTCTTTCATAATGTTTTCTCCTTAAATTTAACTAACTTACTGCTGTTCTTGTTGACCTAGCTCAAACACGTTTTCAATAACTTTTTGCTTTTCGTCTTCCTCTAAAGTGTTCCAAAAGTCGCCTAAAAGAGCAACAAAAGCTGCTTGAGCTTGCTCTGGGTTTTTATAGTTTCCTTGCGAAATAGCAATAAGTCTGTTGGTTGTTTTAGGATTTGTTGCGATGTTAGCAAGCATTCTAGGAACGGTAAGCATAAGACCAGCACCTGCCCAACCCGCTGGCCCTAAAGAGCCTCCAACACCCGCTCCACCTAACTGAAGAATATTAGCAAGTGTCTTGTACTCTTGTCCGCGCATGATAAACTCGCCTGTTCTTGTTCCCGGATTTATTGCTGTGTCAGACATCACATTAAGCAACTTTTTAAATGCTGGAAAATCGTCCCCTAGTATCATTTTCATTTTTTTAAGTTCGTTTGGCTTTTGCGTTTTTACAGCTAAAGATGCATAAGTAGAAGCATCAAACGATCCTGAAGGAAAGTTAGGGAACATTGTTTCGAGGTAAGCTCTTTTAACAATCTTGTCTGCGTCCGCTTTAGAAACAGAAGTGTTAGACCCCGCCTTATTAAATGCCACAGCCAACGAATTCTTTAAAGCAGCTACCTGAGAAATACTTCCAGAACCTCCCATAAGTTTTCCTAAAGAGTCAAACTTGTCTTTGTTAGCTTGATTAACAAATGTTTCGTTTATCTTAGGAAGAACACCCTCAATACCTTCAGCGTATCCTTTTTTAGCTGCTGCGTATTTCGCAGCAGCCGCAGGTGATACGTTTTCTATTAGAGTACCTATGGTGTCTTTAAGAGTTCTCGAAAGCTCAGTAAGCTCACGCGAAGCAGCGGAATTAAACTTAGCGTTACGAACATCACTGAAGTTTGATACTTCTTTTGTTATAAGCTTGTCAAGCTCTATTAAAGATGTAACAGGAACTGCCATTGTGTTTGAATCAGCCAGACGCTTTGTAAACGAATCAACAAAACTCAAAGCTTCGTCACTGAGTACGTTACCGATGCCTTCTTTTTCGTAAGAAGCTACAAAGTTGTCTACAGCGTCTGTAATAGGTTTAAACGGTACTCTCTCCATTCCTATGTTTGACACAACATCCGACATAGACCTGACATACTCGTCAGACACTGCTACTTTTCCTTTACTTATTATGTCAAAAGCCGCCCTGCCTAGACTATCAGCATCTAAAGCATAGTTAACACTGTTTAAGTCAATCAAATCACTCAACTCTTTTGAAATAACCTGGTTTAATTGCTGAACATTGCTTTCTATTTTTCCACCAGCAAGCAAACTAACTCGTGCAATTTTTTCTGCTAAGACAGGAAAACCTTGTGCGTTTGTTTGTAACGGAGTTAAAGTAGCTCCTCGCTCACTAAGGAAGTTTTGAGTTTGTGCCAAAGACTTTTTTGTTCCTGCGGCAGGGACACCTGCTTCTTTAGCAAGCTCTTTAACTATTTGTTCAGGAGTTTTTCTTTCTCCGAATGCTTTTTTAATAAGAGGAGCTACAGCAGGTTTAACAACTTTACCTAAACCTAAAAGAGTTATATCAAGTCCCGCACTTATAGCGGCATCTCTTATGGCGTTTGCGTAAGAAACCTCATCCTCTGTTAAAAGGTCAGACGCAACAGAACCTGTAAAAGTTCCTAAACTTCCTCCAATAACAGCACCCGCAGCAACACCCGCTGGCCCTAAAGAAGAGCCTAATATCCCACCTGCTATAGAGCCTCCAATGCCCACAGGAAAATCTAAGTTCCGCGCTAACCAGCTAGGTTCTTCAGCTTGTTGTGTTGTTCCAACAGTAGAACCACGTTTTCGTGGGTTAGTTGGCAATGCTGTGGCGCTTTTAGGCTGCTTGTCTTTTTTATACTGAGCAGTAAGAATCATCTCAATTTGCTGTTGAGACATTTCAGATGGAAACTCTATCAAACCATCAGGTGTTTCAATTAGCTGGGGCATTGTAAAACTCCACAGTTCCGGTTTCTGGGTTCCATCTTCCAACAGGAGCAGGGGCGTTTTTGGTTTCAGCAGGTTCTTCAAACGAACTGCCTTCCGGGAAAAATTTATCTAATTTCATATTGTACGCATCGAAGTTTTCAGAAGACCTAATTAAATTTGCTTTTTCGATAGTCTCATCTAGCTTACGTTTCAACTGCTTAAGGATGCTTCTGTTTGCAGGGTTACCTCGTGTTAGGTTTGCGTATAACCCTTCAATAGCTTCTCTTTCAGTATTAGAAATAACCCCCCCAAATAAAGGTTTTAACCTAGAATACATAGCTTCGCCTACTAACAGATCATAGTTAGCAGCATTTGGGTCTTGTATTCCAGTAACAGACCTTAAATAATTTTCTATTCTAGAAGGAATACCTGCCGTACTAATGCTATCAAGGGATTGCATAGCCATATTAATGTCGTTTAATTGAGCAATCAAAATAGGTAATTCCTCTGCCGCTTGTACTCTAATCGCACCAAAGTTTTTAGCGGTCTCTGTCTCTCCGGCTTCGTTTGTTATTCTAGCTGTAGCCTCTGGACCCGTTTCTCTAAATTGACCGCCTACAGGAGTTAGTTGACCTACGGGCGTGTCTGGAGCGCCAGGGGAAACAGGTATATAATGCCTTCGAGAACCGCTTTTTGTTCTCTGTATGTCAACTTCGTATATGTTACCTTCCTTGTCTTTGTATTGACCTGCGCTTCTTGAGCTTGTTACGCCTTCTGCTGTCTTAGTAATTTGACCTACGTACTCTTTAGGATCAATAAGCCCACTACGGATAGCCTGAGCAGCTTCCCTGTCACCTCTTTGGAGTGCCATCTGTGTTGCCCTAGCCCTCTGAGCTTGAGCGGTGATCTCTTGTCCGCCTTGCTCTAACAAAGCTATGTTACTCTGTCTTACCGAAGTGTTCAAAGCACGAGCGTTGTCTACGATCTGCATAATTTGTGGTTGCTCCATCCCAAGGGCAGCCAAAGAACCAGCAGCGTCTACAAGCTGTTCATTAGTCAAATTACCTGACGAAGCGCCTTTCTGAATAGCCATACTAGCACCAATCAAACCTTTTTGTCTCCGCTTTTGTTCTTGCTCTTCTCTAGCAACTCCCGGAGCAGCGCCTAATTTCTGACCAGCCGTAAATAAACCATCTGCATAAGAGGGGTTTGCTAAACCTTGAATAAAACTACTACTAAAACGTGCCATTATATTCTCCTAGTCTTATTTAAGGTATTAGGGTGCTATAATTTATACCGCCTAAGATACCGGCACCTGCTTCACCTAACAGATTTCCTTGTCCTAAAGCAGCCCCCAGAAGTGCCTCAACACCACCCATGTTAGCCTCACCATACAAACCAGCCCCCTCAAATTGAGCGCGTTGATTAAGCTGAGGATATAGATCAGTAGCTTGCTGAACAGTTAACATTTGATTTTGAGGAGCATAAGACGCGCCTAACGCTTGAATACCTAAACCCTGCTGATTTTGTCTGTTTGCTAAATCTTGTGCAAAAAGTCCTGAGCCTAGTCCTGCGTACATGTTTCCTAAGTTTGCTTGCTGTAGCTGCTCTGCTTGGCCCTGCTGCATTGCCAGTAGAGATGCTTGATTCTGTGCTTCAGCTTGAGCCTTTGCCATAGCTAACTGCTCTGGTGTACCGCCGTACATATTGCTTGAAACGCCACTACGACCCTGATTGTACAAGCGTTCCTCTAACGCCATGCGCTGACGCTCTTCTTCGGGACTTTGCATAGCGCGTATATTGTCATAGATGTCTTGCTCTCTAGTAGCTGTATCCATTCCAGCTTGAGTCATAAACCCCTGACCAAGATTGTAAGCACTAGTAGAAAAATCTCTACCCATTTGTTGACCAAAAGGATCTGTCTGTGCCGCTTGTTGCGCTTGATTCAGCATCATTTGCTGGTACTGTTGCTCTTGAGGCGAAAGAGCTGTAGTCGCTCCAGAGCTATCTACATTAAACATGCCACCTGTAGATGATGTAATTGAATAAGGCTGGAACTTAGTTTGCTCTAATCCTGTATTTCCAATACCCTGTGCTGCGTTAAAAGCTCTATCTCCAATAGCTCCTAATCTATTATAACCCGATTTTATCAGCCCAATACCGGCTCCGGCCCCTATAAGATCTCCTAGTGCCATTAGTACGTTCCTCCATCAATAGTTCCTGTCATAGTTCCCGTAAGATTTAAGGCAGGAATTGTTACCGTCCCGCTAAATGTAGGAGAAACTAAATCTGCTTTAGTAGCACTTGACGTTTGCAAATTATTAAACTCTGTGTTTATTTCAACGCCTTTAACCAGTTTTGCAGGATTGCCAGAAGGCAAGGAATCCTTTGTTGCAAAGT